AAGATATCTTCTTCAACGGGTCATTTTTAGGCAGTAGTAGCACAGCTCAAACAGGTGCTTGGAGATTTGCTTGGATGACATCCAACGGCACTACTACCACAAATGCCTATGCGGCCGGCAGTACTGCCCCTACCGGTACTCACGGAACTAGGGCTGGTGTCAGTGGATTTAACGGCCTAAGATTGTTTGGTAGATTTGTCAGTTCCGTCCAAAATACAGAAGTTGTAACAGCCGATGTGGGCCTGGTCAAGGTCTGGGACGGTGCATTAACCTTGGCAGAGATACAGGCACAGCATGCCGCATACAAAGCAAGATTTGGATACTAACATGATGGACATAGGCTAGTCATACAATAGACTAAATACAGCATTAACGGATAATCAAAAATGGCAAAGCAAGTACAATACCGTAGGGGCACAACAGCGCAACACGCTAGTTTTACTGGCGCTCAAGGCGAAATCACAGTAGATACCAGTAAAAACGTGGTGATTGTGCATGACGGCAGCACCACTGGTGGTATTCCAATGGCCACCAATGCCGAAGTGGTTAGTTTGAGCACACTGTTGTTTTCCAACGCCGCTGTGCAAGCGTCGGCACTCAATATCCTGTCCGGCAACGCAGTTGCCCAAAGTCAAGCAATTGACATCATCAACGCCAACGTGGCAGCGGCCAATGCAGTTATCAACGCAGTTGGTAACTTGCAGAACATTACCACAGCAATTGGCCCGGACTCATCAGGCATCCGAGACCTGGGTTTTGCTGACCGCCAATGGCGCAATGTTTTTATTTCGGCCAACGTAAACACCGGCAACATAAATGCCGGCAAATATTATTTTGCAAATGGTGCATCGTTTGGACTTGACGGAGTAACAGCCAGCATAACCACACTGACATCAAATGCTGCCGCACAAGCCGACAGCATTGCTGATATCTATGCCAACCTAACAGTGGTTGCTTTGCAAGGCAACGTGCAAATTACCAACGCAAACGTAGCAGCCGCAAATGCTCGTATAGCTGTACTTGAAACAGATCTTGGCATTGCTCAACTGGCAATAACTGATCTTGGCACCAACGCGGCAACACAGCAAACACAAATTGACACACTGCAATTTGCACAGCTTGGTGCCAACGCAGATATCCTAGCAGTGAACTTGTATGCACAAAGCTATGCAGATCAAGCAATTACCAATTTGGTCAATGGCGCACCTGCGGCACTGGACACCTTGTACGAAATTGCCAACAGCTTGGGCAACAACTCAAGTCTAAGCACCACGGTGATCAACACCATTGCCAATGTACAGGCCAATGTAACAGCAGCCAATGCGGCAATTACCACCCTTGATGCAAACCTTGGCACAGCCACAACAAACATTACCACACTATTCGGCAATGCCGCAACACAGTCTGGATTGATTGACACAATCAATGCCAACGTAGCTGCCGCCAACGTGATTATTTCTTCAATTGGATCCGGCACAATAGATGGTATCAATGCCAACGTTACCGCGGCCAATTTGGCCATTGTTGGAGTACAGGCAAATGTAACAGCGGCCAATGCGGCAATTACCACCCTTGATGCAAACTTGGGCACTGCCACCACAAACATCACCACACTGTTCTCCAATGCCGCTACACAGTACTCAGAGATTGATGGCATCCGTGCCAACGTAACTGCTGCCAATGTGGCCATTGCTGGTATTGTAGCCGGCACAGGTTTTGCCACTGTGGCACAATTGGACACCAACGTTCAAGCCATCAGCGCCAACCTTGGTGCTGTAACAAACGACATTACTACACTGTTTGGCAATGCTGCCAGCCAAGCAGGTGATCTTTCACAGGTTATTGGCGACGTGGGTTCATTGCAAAGCAATGCGGCGTCCCAGCAGACACAAATCAATGAATTGCAAGGAAACTCAGTTACACTAGCAGGAGACATTGGAACTGTTTCGTCTGCACAAACAGGTTTTAATTTAAGTTTACAATTACTAGACTCCAACGTTGGAACCATTGTTGGCACAACTATTCCTGGATTACAAGCAAACATCACAGCAGCCAACAGTGCTATCCAAACACTTGACGCCAATGTTGGAACCATTGTTGGCAACACTATTCCTGGACTAGATGCAAACATCACAGCAGCCAATGGCTCTATTACTACACTTGATGCTAATCTAGGAACAACCTCTACAGCAGTTGGTAACTTACAAGCAAACATCACAGCAGCCAACAGTGCCATTTCAACACTGGATGCAAACTTGGGCACTGTTGTTGCCACCACTATACCTGGACTTGATGCAAATTTGGGCACAGTGGTATCAACTACTATACCCGGACTGCAAGCAAACATCACAGCAGCCAATAGCTCTATTTCAACACTTGATGCAAATTTGGGCACAGTGGTATCAACTACTATACCCGGACTGCAAGCAAACATCACAGCAGCCAATAGCTCTATTTCAACACTTGATGCCAACATCGGAACCATAGTTAGCATAACCATTCCAGCTCTGGCCGCATTTGCAAGCAATGCCAACATTACTGGTAACTTAACTGTTGCTGGTAACATTACACAGCAAAGTGCCTATTACGAAACTTACAGCAACGTCACAAACTCAGGTGGTAACTTGACCTGTAACTTTGTGGATGGTTCAACATTCTATGCCACACTCACAGCTAATGTCACAGTGAACTTTACCAATGTGGTAGCAACGGCAGGTAGAGTAACAGGTGCAACGTTAATTGTAGATCAAGGTGCTACTGCATATCGTGTGGCCAACATTCAGATCAACAGCGGTGGTGTACAGACTGTCAAGTATGCAGGTGGCACACCAAACACAGGCACAGCCAGCAACACAGACGTCATGAGCTTTAGCTTGATCAGTCTAGATGGTACCAACTGGCGTGTACTAGGACAAATTAGCAACTACGCATAATTATGAAACTAGGTAGATTTAGTGCAATCCATGCTCCGGTAAGCCGGATTTATAAAAGGGCGGCTGCGGTGCTAGCACCTGTTGTCCCGGGTAACCTTGGCACTATCACAGTGGCATCTGCGCCATGGCCAGATGGCGGGGCCCCCAGTGGAACCACTTATGGTGCAAACGGTTTAGAAGCTAGTTATTATTTTCCATTATTTGGCACAGTGACCGGTGGCACATCTCAATTGGTTCACTATACTGGTGTTGAGTTTGGGCCGCAGGATCAAGGGTGGCTAATACTGGTAGACGGTTCATACAGTGGGTTCACTGTTGCAAACGGCGCTATCAATGGAAACACTAGTAGTTCTCAATTCTTTACCATAGGCAGCGTTACTGAAACTCTTTCTCCTGGCAATTTTGGTAATGTAGAAGTTCCACGGTACAGATATGGTTTTAGCGGTGATCCGTTTGGGTTAGACACTAAACTTGGCCAAACACTGGCCGTTAACCTAATACTTTAGTAATAGATTTTTCCGGTTGACCATAAAGCCCTTTTATTGTATACTTGTGTATTCAGTTAGAGGGCTTTTTTAATGTGGATTCAAAATGTGGCCGCGGCAGACATCCCAACAGGGTTTCATGTTGCAGTAAAGGAAAATTCCATGCTGATCCAGATCATGGATCCGTGCAGTTCCTGGTGGCCCAACCCCAAGCACCAGTTTGCGCAAGTGCATAGGTTTGAGTTCCTGGATGCAGAACGTGCAGATAACTTTCCAGACGAAGCCAAAATAACTGATGCTCAAGCACAAGAGATTGTGGCTTTGTTACAACATGCACTTGACAACCGTATGGACGTGATAGTACACTGTATGGCTGGCCTGTGCAGAAGTGGTGCAGTATGCGAAGTAGGTGTCATGATGGGTTTCCAAGACACCGAAAAGTTTCGTAGCCCCAATCTGTTGGTCAAGCATAAATTGATGCAAGTGCTAGGATGGACTTACGATCAAAACGAAAAGCCAAACATTGATGATTGGCGAAGATTTACAAATGAGATATAATGTATAAAATAAAAGAAGAACAATTTGAAACGCTAGAGCTTGCAATGGCACGTGCCAAAGCTCTTGATGAGTTTGTGAGCATCACCGGCAACGGTGTTGAAATAGTAGGTCGATTTGGAGTGGACAGTGTGCAGGATGGCAAGACACCAGACGGTGTTGCATACACCTGGAACAAAGCCAGCCGAATTGGCCGTGTTAAAAAAGAACGAGTATAAAGGAGCATAGTATGCCTAGTGTATTTTTGGTAAGTGATACTCACTTTGGTCACATGGGCGTGTGCAAGTTCACTCGCAACGATGGTGTCACAAAGTTGAGGCCCTACTCCACTCCAGAGGAGATGGACGAGGATATGGTTGCCAAGTGGAACGCAGTGGTCAAGCCCACTGACAAAGTGTACCATTTGGGCGACGTGGTTATCAACCGCCGTGCGTTGAAAACTTTGGCTCGTTTGAATGGAGACAAAGTATTGATCCGCGGCAACCACGACATCTTTCCGGATGCGGAGTATCGTGAGTACTTTCGTGAGTTGCGAGCGTACCACGTGATGAACGGAATGATCTTGAGTCATATTCCGTTGCACAGTGACAGCATGGGCCGTTTTGGAGTTAACATTCACGGACATACTCACGCCAACCGCGTGAAGAAGGCCCGTGGGGTTGATGCACGTACAGGAGAAATCTTGTACAGTGACGAACCCGATGTGCGCTATCATTGCGTGTGCGTGGAGCAAACTGACTTTGCACCCATCTTGTTTGAAGACGTGATTGCACGTATTGAAGCAGAAGGTGGCACAGTAGGCTTCCGCAATGGCAACGGACCCACAATGTGATGAAGATATTTGTCAACGGAACATTTGACGTCCTGCACCCAGGTCATGTTGCATTGTTAAATCATGCACGTGACTTGGGTGTTCATCTATTGGTTGCTATAGATTCGGACCGCAGAGTTCGCGCACTCAAAGGCGCAGGCCGTCCGTTCTTTAATCAAACAGATCGTAAGTTTGTGCTTGGCAGTTTACGGTGTGTTGATCAAGTGGAAGTATTTGATACAGATGATGAACTAGAACACATAATTAAAGTATACGAGCCCGATATCATGGTCAAGGGCAGTGACTACGTTAACAAACCAATCATTGGTGAAGAACACTGTGGTCGCATAGAATTTTTCAAGAGAATCGATGACTACTCAAGTACAAAAGCAATTGAACATCTTACTGATAGGTGATACCTGTCATGACACCTACACATACGGGTATGTAAACCGTATCAGCCCCGAAGCACCTGTGCCTGTGTTTGAACCCAAGTATACCATCGAAAAAGATGGCATGGCTGGCAATGTGTGCAAGAATCTAGAAGCACTGGGATGCAGGGTCAACTTCATACAC